TAGAATGAACAACACAGTAATAAGTCCACTGACCCAATATCGAAATTGGATTAGTGCGCTTATGTTTACATTAGCACAAGGGCGATACTATGGCGGACGTCGATAAACGAATATACCCGGCTCAAGAAGAGCCATTGGAGGTTATCGATGATTCCAAAACAATTGAACTAGAGGATCCCACACTCGCCGAGTTGAATGGAGAAGACGTCCCCATTACCGCCTTGGATAATGGAAACATTGTTGTTGGGGCGGGCGAGATGCTGCCCCAGCAAGTTGAATTTGGCGCTAACTTGGCTGAAGAACTGGACGATTCCGAACTACACGGTATATTTAACCAATGCGTTGCCGATGTCGAAGCCGATATTAACTCTCGTTCTGAATGGGAGAAACAATATCGTGACGGCTTGGAATTTCTCGGCATGCGTTACGAAGAACGAAGTCAACCATTTGAAGGCGCATCCGGCATAACTCATCCCCTGTTAGCCGAATCCGTCACGCAATTCCAGGCACAAGCCTATGGCGAAATACTGCCAGCTCAAGGTCCTGTAAAGACTCAGATCGTTGGCGCCATCACTCCTGACTCCGAGGGACAAGCAGCCAGGGTCAAGGAGTACATGAATTATCAAATCATGCACGTCATGGAAGAATACGATCCGGAAACAGATATGCTGCTATTTTATCTACCGTTGTCCGGTTCGGCGTTTCGTAAGGTTTATTATGATCAGAATTTAGGTCGGGCAGTATCGAAATTTATACCGTCCGAGAATTTGGTCGTGCCTTATGACACCAGCGATTTGCAAACTGCCGTACGGATTACCAACATCGTCTCGATGCCGATGAACGATGTCGTCAAATTGCAAAACAGCGGGTTCTATCGTGACGTGCCTCTGAAATCGATGGGCGCCGAGTACGATAGCGAGGACATTCAGGAGGAAATTGACAAGCTCCAAGGCATGGAGCCGTCGTATAACACTGACAGCGATTGTGAATTGTATGAAATTCATACCGATTTGGATATTGACGGGTTTGAAGACATGGACGAGACCGGTGAACCCACCGGGGTTAAGTTGCCCTACATTGTGACGTTGTCCAAACGTAACAATGCGGTGCTTTCCATTCGTCGCAACTGGAATGAAACCGACCCGTTAAAGAAAAAGATACAGTATTTTGTTCATTACAAGTTCCTACCCGGACTTGGATTTTACGGTTTTGGCCTAACGCACATGATTGGCGGACTCTCCAGAGCGTCCACCTCGATTTTGCGTCAGCTGATCGACGCGGGCACGCTCGCCAACCTGCCGGCCGGATTTAAAGCGCGAGGTATTCGCATCCGGAACGACGATCAGCCCTTACAACCGGGTGAATTTCGCGACATGGACGCCCCAGGGGGCAGTCTTCGAGATTCGTTTGTACCATTGCCGTTTAAAGAGCCGTCACAAACCCTGTTAGCCTTAATGGGCTTAATGGTCGATGCCGGTAAGCGGTTTGCTTCCATTGCTGATATTCAAGTGGGCGATTCCAATCAGGAAATGCCGGTGGGCACCACCGTGGCGTTACTGGAGCGTGGCACCAAGGTGATGTCGGCGATTCATAAGCGCTTACATTACGCGCAAAAGATAGAATTTAACTTATTGGCGAGAATTTTCGCCCAATTCCTACCGCCGTCCTACCCGTACATGACCAAAAACGGCGACCAGAACATTAAACAGGCTGATTTTGATGATCGTGTGGATATTATTCCGGTATCGGACCCGAACATCTTCTCGATGAGCCAACGGGTGATGCTGGCGCAGCAAATGCTGCAAATGGCGCAATCGAACCCTGAGATTCACGGTCAAGCGGGCATTTACGAGGCGTATCGCCGAATGTATCAAGCCCTTAATGTGGAGAACATCGAGGCGCTCTTGCCGCCACCCCCGCAACCGCAACCGGTGGATCCGGCGCACGAGAACGCGGGATTATTGATGGGACAAGCGGCCAAAGCCTTTCCCGGACAGGATCACGACGCTCATATTGCTTCGCACATGAGCCTGTATCAGACCGCCATTGTGCAACAAAATCCGCAAGCGCTGTCATTAATTCAAGCGCATGTGTATGATCATATTGCACTCAAAGCTGAGGAAATCGTACAGCAACAAATGTCACAAGATCCGCAAATGATGCAGATGCAACAGCAATTAATGCAGATGCCGCCGGAACAGCAACAACAGATGCAACAGCAAATGATGCAACAGCAACAAGCCCAAACAGCACAAGTGATTGCCGAGCTGACTCAGCAAATTAATGAGCAGTTTGCACCGCCGCCACCGCAAGAAGATCCGTTGGTGGAATTAAGGCGCCAGGAGTTGGATATTAAGGCCGGTGATTTACAACGCAAACAACAAGAATTTGGAGAAAGGCAAAATTTAGATATAATGAAAATAGACCAACAGGATGATTTAGCTAAAGAACGAATTGATTCATCCGAGGAAATTGCCGTAATGAAGAACGAAACAGCGCAGGACAGATTAGAACAGGCAGAACGATTTAAGGCAGCAGATTTACAACAGGAGAGCAAACAATGAGTTCAGTGATGAAAGCCATGCAGGCTGCTCATAAGGCACAAAAACTTGAAGAACGAGCCGCAGAAGAAAAACGATTAGCAGCACATCAGGCTGAGAGAGACTGGCGCGGCGATCCTAAACGAAAAGAACAGCTTATTAAATCGAGAGAAGATGAGAAAAAAGCAACGCCAAAGAAAAAAGCAGCGGCTAAAAAGACAACGGCTAAAAAGAAAGCACCAAAGAAAAAAGCAGTAAAGAAAAAAAGTGCCGCTAAAAAAGGGTAGCGCTAAGAAAACAGTTTCTGCTAACATAAGGAAACTGAGAAAAGAGGGCTACAAGAAGAAACAATCAGTTGCCATTGCACTGAGCAAGGCGGGAAAGTCTAAAAAAAAGAGGAAGACCAATGCAAAGACCAAGAAAGTTCAGAGGCGCCGTACCAAAAAATCCAGGTACCGCAAGTAAATCCATGAAAATTAAAGACCAGGGCACCGTGCCTATGGCACAACCTAAAAAAGAAGCCAATGGCGGACCCCCTAAACCGGGTTCCGGCGCCGGCAAGTGCAGAGGCGGAGGGGCAGCCATTCGCGGCACTAAGTTTGAAGGCGTGTTTTAATGTCCAGCTCTAGACGATTCTCATGAAGAAAAAGAAACCAATGTATTACAACATGGGTGGTATGCCGACAAGACCCACTGCGCCTCCCGTTTTAGGATCAGGTTATGGTCCTTACCTTAGAATGCCCGGAGTCAGAGGGTTTGCAGAGGGTGACCTGGCTGAAAAGAAAAGATTTAGAGATTATCAACCTGAAGGTATGCTTAAAGGCACTATTTTTGATTTTATTCCCGACCCTGTTCAAACATCTGCTTATTTGCAAGATCGTTTTGGCGGTCAACAAGAACCAGAGCCAGTCGATGACAGTTTTGACATGCTCAAAATGTTTATGGAGTTAACACCTGAAGAAAAAATGATGGTGGCAGGTCCGAACTTTAATGAAATGAGCGAAGACGAAGTGGCAATGGCCATGTATGATTTCATCTCAGAAGGAAGAGCCTTGAGTGGCGGTCGAGAAGTTGATTACATGGATCCCGAAAAACAAGGTCTAGCTAACGGCGGGATTGTCTCGCTGATGGGGGGTTAATAATGTCGTCGTATGAGCCAGGTTCTCCGATGCCGTTAATTCCAGATATGAATTCCCGTTCTAGTAATTTTTCACTTAAAGATTATATTCAGAGACTGAACTCGACGAGGGGAGGCACACAACAAATGATACCTTATGACCCGAACAAATCTGCTTCTGAAAATGAATCTATAGCTAATAGAATCCATGCGAATGATCAAAGGATAGGAAATACACCAGGTGGCGGAATGCCTCCTGGTTATAATCCTGCTTCTGATATGGCAAGGTATATTAGTAGACCCCCACGAGAAACAAGCAACACCTTTAGACCTGGAGGTATCAGACCCCCGCAGGATACGGGTCCTTTTTATCGACCCCCTCCACCAAGGAACCCTTTTATGAGGCCACCTCCTCAGAACCCGTTTAGTTCAATGCTAGGCTTGGGTTCTGGACCCAATTTATTCTCAGGCGGAATGCCGTTTTACTCGCCCCCACCTAGAATGCCAATGTTTGGCGGAGGAATGGGCGGCTTCGGCGGTATGGGTGGCATGGGTGGCAGATTCGGAGGCATGGGCGGAGGCTTTAACCCGTTCGGAGGTATGGGCGGAGGCTACGGCGGCATGGGTGGAGGTTTTAACCCATTTGGCGGTCAATTTGGCGGCATGGGCAGAAGTTTTAATCCGTTCGGTGGCCAGTTTGGCGGCATGGGCGGTGGATTTGGAGGTATGGGCGGAAGGTTTAACCCATTTGGTGGCGGATTTGGTGGCCAATTCGGCGGCATGGGTGGGGGCTATACGCCTGCATTCGGCGGCGGAAGAGGCGGATTCGGAGGCGGATTCGATCCAAACATAATGATTCCACCTAGACCAGTTGGTACACCACCACCGCAAAGTACCAGACCACCACAGTTAATGCCAACGAGAGATCCATACGGAAATATAGTCGATCCAAAGAACCTACCAGATAATATGGTTTTTGAATCGACCCCTAGAGGTGACAGAGTTGTATTTGCACCAGATTATAGATTGCAACCAGGAGATCCTGGTTATCAGCAGGGACCACAGCCAATGCCAATATCACCCACGCCAAGCTGGGACTCTCCTAATCGTCCAGTTGGACCACAAACTCCAGGAGGAACAACTGGCGGTGCGCCTGCCGGATTCATACCTCCACCAGCAGATAGCATGAACACGATGGCAATGGTGCCCTACCATAATCCTACAACAGGGGAAACTTGGACAGCGACAAGTGGCGGTTGGAAAGCACCATCTGGGTGGGTAGCAGGAGCTGCTCCTGGCGGTTTTAAAACCAGCTTTGATCCAAATGTAGGACAACCTCCACCAACACCACCGACGCCAAGCATAGGCGCAACAGGAGCGACAGGCGCTACTGGAGCACAAGGCTTACAAGGAGCGACGGGAGCGACAGGTGCTACTGGCGCAATAGGCGCTACTGGGGCACAAGGATTACAAGGGTTACAAGGATTACAGGGTATGCAAGGACTAACAGGAGCTGCTGGTGCAACCGGCGCACAAGGTTTACAAGGCATGCAGGGACTAACAGGTGCCACAGGTGCCGCAGGCGCAACTGGTGCACAAGGTTTACAGGGTATGCAAGGCTTAACAGGTGCCGCAGGTGCTCAAGGACTCCAAGGCATTCAAGGAGAGCAAGGCTTAACAGGTGCTATGGGAGCCACAGGTTTAACTGGAGCTACCGGCGCACAAGGTTTACAAGGCATGCAAGGATTAACCGGAGCTGCTGGAGCGACAGGTGCTATGGGAGCCACGGGTTTAACCGGCGCCGCAGGCGCACAAGGTTTACAAGGGCTTCAAGGATTACAAGGACTCCAAGGGCTAACGGGAGCCACAGGCGCTATGGGTGCTACCGGAGCACAGGGACTTCAAGGAATGCAGGGACTCCAAGGTATGCAAGGACTCCAAGGAATGCAAGGACTAAGAGGCGAAGCAGGTCTAGGAATGCCAACAGCGGCTGATTATGAGGGCTTAACGTCTGCTGACGATATTCTAAAAATGACAGTATCTGGCGAACAACTAACACCTGAACAAATACAAGCCGGAGACCTGAACAAAGACGGTCGAGTTACTGTACAAGATGCCGCATACAGACAACAAATGGGGTTAGGTTGGAGAGATCCAAGAACAGGTGAAGCAATAAATCCGTTCTTGCAACAATATCAGCGTAAATCTGACATGCCTGATTTTTCTCAATACGCATTAAAGTCAGAAATGCCGGCATTCACACCATTTGATCCAACAGGGCTACAAAGTCAAATCAGCGCTTTACAAAACAGAGAAATGTTTGATCCAACAGGTCTTCAGCAAAGAATGGGCGCACTAGAAGGAAGAGAAATGTTTGATCCAACTGGACTACAAAGTCAAATTAGCGCCTTACAGAACAGGCAAATGTTTGATCCAACCGGGTTACAATCAAGAATAGGCGATTTGGAAGGCAGACAAATGTTTGATCCGAGCGGCTTAAAATCAAGACTTTCACAACTTGAAAGTCAATTTCAACAGCAACCTTCGCAACAATTAAGTATGTCTGATATTGAATCGTTAATTGAACAGCGTTTGTCAGGCTTGGGATTAGATGACAAGCCTTTAGGTCTGGCAACAGATCCTTACGATTTTAAAAAAGACCCGATGCGAGAAAATATTTATATAGGTCAGCCCGGCGATATTTAAAAAACAGTGGACGGCTTAAGATTAGCAGAGTATATTCTAAAAGAATTACGAGATAGACAAGAACGAGTTTCAGAACATCTGTCGAGTGGTTCAATAAAAACGATGGAAGACTATCGTTTTCTCATTGGAGAGTTGACGGCACTTCGCTCCTTTGAAGATGATTTAAAAGAAGTGTTGCAAAATACAACTGGAGACAGTTTTGATGAGTGACTTAGCAGTCCCCCAACATATAGAAGCCGAACGCAAGGCTCAAAAAGAAGCGCAAAAAATAGAGGAAAGCAAAACA